TAATCCTTTTTATTTAAGTATATATTAATTGATAACTTAAATATAAACACATTTAACTACCTTTACCAAACCCAACTGCAGTATATTTAAAACTTAAATCTTTAAAATTATTGCTGCTATCTCTTGTTTCTATAACAAACTGTGTGCCTGTAACAGATGTTATTTTGAAATAATCACCAGATACCGCACCTTCAAGTGTTATTCCTATCGTTGGTAAAAATGCAGTTGTTGACCCTCCAAGTGATCCAGTACCTGCAAAAAACGGATTCCCAAATGTCACTGTTTTAGCTGCATTATTTGTTGCACAAGCACTAGCAATCGCTGTATTTACTGTTTCTGTTCTACGTTTAACACTTGCTTCAAATCCAAGTTCCTCTATTTTAATATTTTGTGCAGGGTCGTCTGTTGAAAGTTCTGCCTTAAATTTAAATCCTCTACCTTTATATTCTCCGTTAGCAAACGTATTGAATTGAGAAAAGTTTGCTCCATAAGTACAAGATGTTCCACTTGAAATTGTTGCACTTGTAGCTGAAGTAACTGTAAATGTGCTTGCAGATGGAACAGTTTGAATTTCATAATTACCATCAGTTGCACTACCAGCAGTAAAATCTATAACAACAAAATCTCCGACAGAATAACCATGTGAACTTTTTGTGATTGTTATAGTAGTGCCGCTTTGTCCATAAGTAGCCGAAACTGAAGTTGCTGGGTCAATATCAGTTGTAGCAACTAATAATTTTGCATTAACATCTTCTGCTTTGGTTCCGTCAAATTCAGTCCATGTGTTGATATTTGCAGTTCTTGAATCAATAAGATCATTTGGTAAAATTCCAAAAGTAAGAAATCTTCTTTTTAAAGTTAAATTAAATATTGCTGCCAGATCAACTTTATTTTGAAACTCATAAGAACCACTTGAATTTATAGGGCCAGCAAAATCAATGTTTGATAAATCGTCAATATCTTGTGTAACATCATCTATCAATAATGTTCCATCAAGTAGCAAGCCATCTAAAGCGGAATCAAAAAAAGTATTAACTTTGTTTCCTTGAAATGGTGGTGAATCTGTATCCTCTCTTTCTGTAAGAATAATTTGATTTGGTTGTGGATCTGGCTCTGTAACAATTACTCTTGCAGCGTTTTCAGATTTACGACCACCATCATCAATAAATTTGATACTGTAAGTCCCTGTTAAAGCTGGAACTAATGTTTCTGTTACACTTCCAGAGAGTCTTTGTATGATCTCTGATGAATTTTCAAATGTAGCTGTTGTTCTATCAACAGAGGGGGTATGCCTTACTGATATTGTGCCGCCATGCAAAACGTCAACATCAGTTGATGGGTCAAAACGTAGTCGTACAAACTGATCTGATACAGGCTCAAGCGTTAATCCTGTAGGGTCTGCTGGTAAAGCTGTCTTACCTACAGCAGTAAAAGTAAATGTTGAAGTATCAGAACTCAATACTCCTAATGTGTTAAAAGATTTAACTGCAAATTTATATGTCCCTAATCTTGATTCAAATAATTCAAAACTTGGTCTAGCCACTCTTAGTCTTTCGGGATTATCATTTTCAAATTGAAACTCAACTAAATATTCTTTAACGCCCTTAATAGGTTCCCATGTAACAAATATCTTTGAAACGGCTCTATTGTTTAATACAACTATTTCTTCTGTGGCTGTTAGGTTGCTTGGTGCTGATACCTCATCTATCAAAGTTGTGATCGTTTTTGGATTAAATGGAACTGTTGTATCTTCTACTTGTCCATATTTATTTGTGTCATGTATAACAGCAGTAATTGTATATTCACAATGATTTTTTTCTTCTATACCAACAACTTTAAAAACTTGTAATTGTGTTACTGAACTTTCGATTGCATAAACACTGTTTGCTTGTGGAATTGATGAAAATGCAGAAGAAACAGTTATTGTTGTGCCATCAATAGTAGAAATTGTGCGGCTTTCAGTCGATCCATCTGCTAAAACAACAGCTAAAGTTGCGCCAGAATCATGTGTTAGATCATTACCTTCAATACTCATTGCATCAACAATGATTTGTGTTGTAGATACACCTGTATTTATACGCCCACCTTTTCTTGTCCCTGATCTAACCGAATCTGCAATTCCAATGATTGTTGCTGGTCTTACGACTACGCCAGCTTCTAATGTTGTTGTAAAAGTAACTATTTCATTTTCTAACAAATTTGAATATAAAAACCATCTTCCAAGACGATTAGCCTGACCAATAGAAGTACAAGCAAAAGCTTTAAGTGTTTTTCTAGTTGCTCCAAATTTGTTAATTGCGTCTAAGTTGCCTGATGAAGAACCAAGAGCAGTAATTTGATCAGCTTTTACCAATTCAAACTCCATTGTTTGAGTTTGATTGTCAAAATATTGAACCTCAACTTCGGTATATTTAAGTCTCGCAGCTTGGTTTTGATAAGTAAAACCTTCCTCAGTTACATTTGTATTGTTAAAAATGTACTGAACATCTGAAGTATTAGTAGTGGTATTCGTTGGTCTATCTTGAGAAATCTGCAAAGTACCATTGCTGTAAAATGGCATTGCGTTCATAACAGAACAAAGATCATTAATTAAGGTATAGGCATCTTGTCTTTGATTTAGAATAATATTGCAACTAAATCTAGGTTCTGTTGTGTTTGTTATTGGATCTGTGATTAAAGCACTTGCATAAGCACTTGCAGAATAAAAACTAAAAACATCAAGATTTTCTTCTTGCACTATTCCATCATCACCGCCAAAACCCTTATCTGTTGTCAAGATGTCATATAAAATCCAAGCTGGATCAGCACACCATTCTTTGTCTGTTTTAAATGTTCCATTAAATGTATAGTCATCTGGATAAATTACCCTTCCATTTGTACTATCTATTGTTGTTCCATGCGGAACTTTGATTTTTGTCCCCTTAAGTCTATACATACGCTTTGGAAATCTTCCAAATTCTTGTGCATTAAATCTTACAGCTACATAAGCAAAACCTTGATAAGCACTTGTATCTGTATTAATTTCTGTGTAACTTGACCAGTTTGTGAGGTTTTGTAATCTATCGTTTGTTGAATCATCAGTATTTCTAAAAACAGTCAATGTAATAGGAAAACTCATTGTTCTTGTAAAAACAATTTCGTAATCTTTTAAATATGGACTTTTAGCCTTTCCATCTGTAGTATTTAAAATCACAGGATTAGTTACTGTACCATCATTTTCTGTAATTCTTATAGAGATATCTACACTGGTTCCTACAATGTCTCCATCATTTTTGATTCTCTGTAAGGTTGGAAACTGTAAAGTAATTCTTACTTTATCAACATTGGTATCTGATATTTGCCTAGATAAACCAACACTTGTTTTTATTTCACAGTCTCCTTCTTTTTTTTTATTAAGGTCAAAATCTGTATCTATTACAAAACTACTTGTAGTGGGAAGTGAGAGAATTTTTTGTGTTTGAGGATTATCTGTAAGATTTTGAAAAGAAGCTGTTGTATTTAACCAATGTACAACTTCATCTACAGCATATCCATGTGGGCTACTGAAGGTAACAAGCATTTGATTTTTTTGAAGAGTAACACCGCTTACCACCAAACCATTAGTAGCAGATATGGTATAGGTTGCTGTTTTTGTAGTAGTAAAAGGAGAATTAGTTAAAGCAACACCAACAGGGATTGTATTTTCTATTGCATTGATTTCTTGTATTGGTGTCTGATCGCTTGTACCATTTTTAAAAAATACTTCAACATTTTGGAAATTTTCTTCACCTAGAGAATTTTGTAATGGAGTAGAATCTAAAAAAATATTTTTTCTAAAAGTATCAGTACCAGCACCACCTTCATCAAATATTGAATCTATCTCACCATATCCAAGCAAATCAACAACAGTTGCAAACTGTTTAGACCTCAAACCTCCATCTATTAAATCAGGATCAACAACCCTTTCATCAGGTTGGCCTCCAAATAACTGATCGTCAACTAATTTAGGCATCAGGTAATACTTTTTTTAATTTGTGCAGTATCTACACCAGAAGATATCAAAATTGACCCACTAAAAACAAGACCATAAATTATTGGTATTGGAACACCACTAGAATTTACGTTTTGGATGCCGTTGAAAGAATATGAACCTCTAATTCTAGGGTCTATATCACTTATAGATGGTAAATCAAATGAAGGTTGTGGCGAAATTAAATCTGTAATTCCACCAATAATCATTGAAGTTCCTACTGCTGTAAAAACACCAGCCACTGCTGCTACAGATGTAAGAAATGTATTTGCCACAAGAAAAGTAGCCACTTCTGTTGCAAAACCAGATAATAGAAAACCCGCAGCAATACTTATAGCACCTGTTGCAACTGGAATTATTTGTATATCGCCCTTACCAGACATTGATAAATATTCTTTTGCAATAACCTTGCCGCCCATTTTTATTTTATATATTTGATCGTTCATGTGTTTTTGCAAGCCTTCAAAATTTGCCATGAGAAAACTCATGGCTTGTTGTGGTGTTTTAACAGCAGCCATAAAATATGATTTACCTAAAAATTGTCTTAATTTTCCATAAACTTTTATTTTTTTAAGCTGCATATCTGTAAACTCCTCTGAGTGCTTGTTGATATCTTAGGTCAAAAGGTTCTCTGCAACTCAAAGCTTTTATATTATGATTTAATATCATGTTATCACCAATATACACAGCAACATGGTCTAAATTACCTGTAACAGATTGAAAAAGTAATACATCAGCAATTTGTATATCGTCAGTGGATTTTTGTTTTATAAAATTTAATTTAGGTAAAGCATCTTCAAATTCTGGATTTTTGATAAAGTCTTTTACTTTTTTTGGCCTTGTCCAGTATGGAATTTCTATATTTTTACTTTCCTTAAACCAATCCGTTACTATTGACCAACAATCATATTTTCCCCAGATGAATCTCCTACCAATAAGCGAAGGTGTTTTCCAGCCAGAAGGCTTAAACATTTCCCAATGATCGTGTTCGATACTGTAAATATAATATGGAAAGCCTAAATGTTCACAAGATGCCCTGTCTGTGTCTGAGGGTGTTGCAGCACCTACAGGATGACTATGTATAACACCAACTACTTCTCCTGTATCTTCACATTCAGCCCAATCATCTGGATCAAGAATAAAAAATTCAAATTTTCCCTCTG